TTACCAAATATGCAATAGATGCAGGGGCATAACTCCCATAACCTCCAAAAGTAATCGGAACGTACTTACCAGTATTATTTCCACCTTGCACTCTTACACTATTTGCAAAGTCTCCGAATGTGGTTAGACCTTCACCAATGTAAGTATCTAAAATTGCACTAGGACTACTCGTCCCAATCCCTACGTTACCAGAGGAGTCGATGCGCATAACTTCTGAGTTAGCTGTAAACATCCTGATTACATCACCGCCACTTATAGCGATGAAGGTATCCGTGTCGTCTACGCCTCTGTAATTAGAAGCAAAAGAATTACCGGAGAGGTAGAGGTCTTTGAAGCGTATATTTGAGTAGCCTAAATCAATCGCCGCATCTCTTGTTGTGGGTGTAGAAGTATTAAATGGATATACAGCATCCACGGAAGCATTAAACGCAATGCCAGTATCACCTTGACCTATATATAATTTAGGGACACCGCCTTCCGTACCAATCGACCCGACATTTGTTCCGTCTTTGTTAAGTTGAATTAACTCACCATCACTTGTTAAACGGTTAACTAAGAAAGGTGTATTACCATCATCTGTACAGAATGTTTGTCCAGTTGCCCTAGCTTCAAACCCTGCTGTACCTTGACCAATAGCAGTCTTACCTACTAATAAGTTACCAGAGGAGTCGATGCGGGCGGCTTCTGAGCCGCTTGCTACAAAACCAAGAGCATCTGATCCGGGGTGGTACATTCCTGTTGAAGCATTAAAGAACCTAATACTTGGTGACGCTCCTGTTCCGTCTGCCGCATAAAACAAGCCCTCTACTCGTGTATTGCCATTTACATGAAGAAGCTGAGTAGGACTACTCGTCCCAATCCCTACACGATTGTTTGCACTGTCAACCACCAGTGTAGTTGTATCAACCGTCAACCCATCAGCCGTCACTGTGCCGGTTACGTTGATGTTACCTGTGCCAGTAATGTCATTAGAGTTAAGGTCTAAGTTACCGCCAAGCTGAGGAGTGGTGTCCTGTACAACATCTGAAATGTTATCACCGGGTAAGAAGTCACCGGCAGTTGAGTTGTACACGAGAATCTGACCATTGGTAATACCACCTGACAGATCCACATCATTCGCATCGCCTACTGAGAAGTTAGCGAGTTCAAATGTACCATAGCCAATGATTGAGATGAGGTCACCTGAAACTGCATTAGACGCAAGTACAATAGTCGTACCCGTCGTTGCTGTGAAGTCAGTTGTAGGTACAAGTTTAACACCGTTGAGGTACACATCCACAAAGCCAGAGTCGTATGTCGCTGGGAATGTATTCAGTGAAGAACCTGCATAGGAACCCGATGCAGTACCGACAGTGTACTCGTAGCGATTGGCAGTACCGTTGACAGCAGAACCAGCCGCAATCCAGCCAGATGCTGAGTACACCTTCATGGTGTTGTCAGTGGTGTCAAAGTACAATGCACCGACAATGAGTGCGTCACCATCATTATCTAATGTAGGAGCAGATGCTTTAGCACCTAAGTAGCGATCATCAAATGAATCATACGAAGCCGCCGCATTCGCTTCTGACGTAGCGGCATTGCTTTCAGATGTTGCGGCATTCGTTTCACTTGTAGCCGCATTGGATTCACTTATGGCCGCCGCCGCCGCACTTGCCGCCGCCGCTGTAGCACTACCCAAGATACCATCGACATATGTCTTAGTCGTTAAATCAGCGGCATTTGTTGGTGTGTAAGTCGTAGTGATCTTGTTGGCACCCATATCAATGGCACCAGTCATTGTGCCACCTGACAAGGAGAGTTGTGCCGCATCACCAGTATCTACATACGCCTTCGTAGCCGCATCTTGGTTAGCAGTAGGATCACCCATACCGGTGATCTTGTTAGTGCTCATCGCAATGGCACCAGTCATGGTACCACCAGCTAATGGTAGCTTAGTCGCAATGGAGTTTGTAATAGTTGTTGAGAAGTTAGCGTCATCGCCAATAGCCGCCGCTAACTCATTCAGAGTGTCGAGAGTTCCCGGTGCTGAATCGACAAGACTCGCAATCTCAGTGTCTACATAGTTCTTAGTAGCGGCATCTTGGGCGAGTACAGGATCAGTGACGTTTGCAATGGTAGTACCGGTTACGTCTAACGTACCGTTGACTGTGACATTCTCAAACGTAGAAGTACCTGAAGATGCTGTTACATTCCCAGTAACATTGCCTGTGACATTCCCCGTTACATTACCAGTCAGGTTGCCAGTGACGTTACCTGTTACATTGCCAGTCAAAGCACCTGTAATGCTTGTATTGGCTGTCAGCGTAGTAAATGTACCAGCGGCTGGGGTAGTACCACCAATGACATTACCGTCAATTGTACCGCCTGAGATTGCGGCTGATGCTAATGTTGCTTGACCTGTGGTAGAAATGGTAGTGAATGCACCAGTAGAAGCTGAAGCAGAACCGATTGCAGTACCGTCAATGGCACCACCGTTGATGTCAACAGTCGTAAAGGTAGATGTGCCAGTAGAAGTGACATCACCTGTCACATTACCAGTCAAGTTCCCAGTCACATTACCTGTAAGGTTACCTGTTACATTACCAGTGACATTACCTGAGATATCACCGATGAAGCCAGTTGTTGATGTAACAGCAGTACCTGTCACATTGGCAGGTGTAGAAGCACCAATCGTTGTAGCGTCGATTGCGCCACCGTTAATGTCTACGGTAGTGAATGTAGATGTACCAGTAGAAGTGATGTTACCAGTTACGTTTCCGGTGACATTGCCAGTGACGTTACCAGTTAAATCTCCGGTTACATTGCCCGTGACATTTCCAGTTAACGCACCGACTACTCCACCAGATGCTGTAATAGCACCTGTGAATGTCGATGTGCCTGTAACAGCAAGCGTACCACCAAGTGTTGCATTACCTGTAACACCTAGAGTAGAAGAAAGAGTGGTAGCACCTGTGACACCTAATGTACCTGCTACTGTCGCATTCTCGTCAACAGTCAGTGTGTCAATCTTAGCAGTACCGTCTAAGTACAGGTTCTTGAACTCTACAGAGGATGTACCTAGGTCAATATCATTGTCAGTAACTGGGACAATCGCACCGTCTTGGAAACGGACTTGCTCTACAGCGGCAGATGAGACTTCAACGAATACGCCAACACGGTTGTTGGATGTATCAATGACGACTTTATTGAGTGCATCAGTATCTGCAATCAGAGGAATGTAAGCACCTTCAGTGGATGAACCATCGTGCTTGTGTCCTGTAGCGAAAGCAAATGCATCACGGAGAGCATTGTATTCAGCGTTAACTGGTGCGGCCTTAATTACCTCACCAGAAATAATATCTGCTACGGATTGTCTGCTGTAACCTGCCATTTATCTCCGATCTCCATAACCGAACAGTAGAACAAAACCTTGGATGGCATGACTAGGGTTCGTATCGTTTGTTACATATTTCATTGCAATTGATGTGCCTGAACCTGCAAAAGAAGTCTTTTCTACAGGAGATGGGTTGCCATCAAAAATAGCTCCCGCATCATAGGTGGCTTCATTATAGTAAGCCGCCGCACCACGTGTCGTGATGTCATAGTTGGATGGATTGAGTACGTTTACATCTTCGTAATCGTACACAATACCTAATACAATATCTGCATCGCCTTCTGCTCTGAGGTACGTAGAGAGCTTTAAAAAGTTTTTACGTAGCTCAGGATCACCGAAATGGTAGAATGGTGTTTGGAACAATGAGAAAATATCTCCCCCATCAAAATCTGTTCCACGTTCTTGGCGATACACTTTACCTGCTGAGTCACCATGAAGAACAAACTCAAACTGACCAATGTACCCTGAGTCAGCGCACGAAGCCTGAATGCCTAATAGCTGTCCAAACTCAAATCCAATTGATCCACCCTGTTGCTGTCTCAGTGCACCAATAACACCTTGAGATTCAGCAGTGGAGAAGAAAATGCGGAATTGAGATTTCTGTCGGATAACAACAGATGATAAGTTATCTAAATCATTGTTCAGTACAATATCATTAAAGATTGACTGCACGTTCTTGGATACAGTTTCCAAGTTAACGTCACCAATCTTATCCGTACCAGATACTGGGCGTAGTCCGTCAGGTCCAATGAACAGTAGGTCACCGCCAAGCTCTACAACCGAATCTGATGCAATACATCCTAAATCGTTTGTTACCTGTAACACTGAAAAATCTGCGTTACTGTTACCGACAAGCTTCTTAATGTTATTTACACCGAAAATGAATAACTCATCACGGAACGCTTTAATCTGTACAATCTCAAAGCCTACGTTAATAACACCAGCACCATTCGCAGGGCTAAAGTCTGTCTCATCCAATGGGGCAGAGTAATGTAGATTGTAAGGATCTGTGCTATCGCCAGCTAAGAACAAATGAGATTTAAATTCAGTGACGTACTTTGGATTATTGGGAGCATTAGCATGTGTAATCTGTGTGTACGTTGTGCCGTCATATTTAGCGGCAGGATTCACACCATCTACTAGAACAACTACAGGGCCACTCCAGTTATGCTTGGAGAAACGTATTTTGTTCACGCCTGTCATTGTTGGTGAACCGGATGTGGTCACAGCAACCCATGCGCTAGTCCCAGTATCCCAGTAGTGCAAGTAGTTGTTGCCACTGGTTGGTGCTCTACACGCTAAGATACCATCGTTAATGCCGTTAAATACACAGACACCTAATGTCTTGCCAGTACCCGGTAATGATGGGTAATCTTCACTGAACCCACTAATTCTACGATAGCCGCCTGTTACAGCAGGCTCATAGTTAATTAGTCGTGTTGCACTGCCCGGTGATAACTGTCCCTGAGAAAGGACATCACGGTTAGTGTTAAGCCCACCCTCGCAAGAGACTGTGAAGATCTGAAGATTATCAGCCATTACAAAACTCGTGTAGGCAGATAGGCATTAAATACTGTGCGTGGATTGTAAGTAGAACGTAAAGACAAATTATCGTCTACAAGAACTCTGCGCATCATCTTGATGCCTTCAACGAAGTCATTCTGATGGACTGCCGCACTTTGTTCGTTAGAGCGGAAGCGCATCATGTACATCATTGCACCATCAATGACAACGTGAATAAAACGATCTGGAATAACACACACATCGTCAAACGCAGTCATACTTGTAGGGAATGTCCAATACTTGTATTCAATAACATACGCATCATCTGGAGATGGTGTTACACCAAACTTTTCTTCTTGTGTCTGATATATACGTAATGGAACACCGATACCAGATCCACTGTCCCCAGTGTCATCACCAGAACGATATGTTTCAAGATATTCAGTGTAAGGAATAACAGCTAACTTGCGAGGCTGATTACTCTTAGATGCAAGTTGCTTAATGTAGAATGATTCCCAATCCACAGATGACATATCTGCTGGGAAATCATATTCACGAGTTCCAGCAGTTAATGTTTGTTCATAGGTAGTTAATGTAAAGGGCCACTCTTGTGCAGACTGAATGATCTTACGAACAGATGAATTGACTGAATCTTTCGCAAGAGCCTGAACATTACGAACACCTGCAAAGTCTGCTTGG